GAACATTTTTTTACTCAAACTAAGAAAGGAATAGAAAAATCTAATGAGTATTGTATGACTTGGGATGAAATTTTAGAAGAAACTAGAGCGTTAATAACATTAGGAGAAAGAAAAGATGAACTTAAACAAGAATAATATACTTGGAGAAATGGCTTCTTATGTATCTGTAATAGCCTTTATATCATTTTTTACATATATTGTATACTTATATGCAAAGTCATGAAAAAGAAACAAGAAGATATGTCAGAGACTCTTACTAGAGCAGGTATAGAGAGACTTATGCGCGGAGTTAGCAAAACTAATATAGGAGATATAGAAGATTTGAAATTTGCAAAGCAATTAAAGACAGAACTTAAGAAGAAGGACATTAAAAAATGGCTATTAGATACAGGTCGAAGTTTGAAGAAGAGATTGCTGAGAAGCTAAGAGGAAGTAGAGCAAAATACGAAAAACTTATAATACCATTTTATAAAATTCATACCTATAAACCTGATTGGGTTTTACCTAATGGAGTTATAATTGAAGGCAAGGGTAGATTTACTTCCTACGACAGAGCAAAACATTTATTAATAAAGGAGCAGCAGCCTAGTTTAGATATTAGGTTTGTGTTTAAATATGATAACAAGTTGCATAAAACGTCTAAGACTAGGTACTCAGAGTGGTGTAAACGACACGACTTCAAGTACAGTTTTACGGAAGTACCTAAGGAATGGATAAGGGAGAAGAAGAAATCTATTACTGTTTCAGATGTGGAAGTAGGTCTGAAAAAGGATTAGATAATGAAATGGCGGAATGCCATGAATGCGGAGAACATTCAGTTGTCTCTGTGCTCATGGCGTACGACATATTAAACAGTCTCTACCTACGTGGGGAACTTAATTTAAACTATGAGGAAAATGAATATGAGGAAATATGCTACGACCCTGGTGATTCCTGATTCTCACGATGGTCCTGAATATAATAAGGACAGATTTGAAGCTCTTGGAAACTTCATTGTCGAAAATAGACCTGACAATATAGTTCAAATAGGAGACTTTCTGAATCTGGATTCTATAAACTTCTTTGACAATGCTAAGCCCTTAATAAAAGAAGGGAAGAGATTAAAAGATGATATAGATTCAGGAATAGAAGCTTATGAAAAGATAATGAAACCTATACGTGGCTTGTGGAAAAAACAAGCACGGTGGAAAACTAAAAAGTATAACCCAAATAGATATTGGATGCTTGGAAACCATGAACTACGTACTTGGAGATATACCTTAGATAAACCTGAACTAAGTGGGTTTCTCCCCGAGACAGATTTTGTTGGGGCGGGAAAAGATAAGTGGGATATAATAGAATATAGACAATATGTGTACATTGATGGCACAGCATTTACCCACGCGCCAATGAATAGAAGAGTTAATCAACCCATAAGCGGTGAATACGTTACTAAGAGAGATACGGAGACGCATAATACTTCAGTAGTATTTGGACACACACATAGATTTGGTGTGCATACTATGAAGAGAACATCTGATGATGTTACAATATCTCCTCTCATACAATCTTGTAACGTTGGTTGGTATGCAGATTATTTACCCGAATACATGGAAGGTAACGAGAGTACGTGTGATTGGTGGTCAGGGTTAGTCATGCTAACTCACACGGGTCAGGGAACTATTGATATAACCCAACACTCTATAGATAGAGTAAAAGAGGAATATCTATGAAAATAATAAATTGCTTGTTACTAAGTATGCTGGTGTTCCTACCAAGTCATGCTGAAATTGCTCAGACTGATAAGTATATGCAAGATGCTACCGCCAATGTACAATGTGCATTAAAGGGCGCTATCTTTGGACACTCTTGGCAAAGACATCAGGAAGGTGTATCAAAAACTGAGATTATAGAACAGTTGGTTATAAAATTAAATGAAGATGGCGCACCACCTCACTACATTAATATTTGGGTAGAGCAAATGGACGCATCTTTAAATATAACGGACTATTACGTTATGGTTGGGGAAATAGTTTATCAGTGTCTACAACATGGAGGAGTATAGTGATGGAAAGTAATATAGACTATACATTTGTACATAGGAGAAGAGCGCAAATATTCGCTGAAATAAATCATAAGTTAGGTCCAATAGCAGCAGGCATTTGGACTAGTCAGCACGTACCCAGTAAAGAACGAAAGGAACTGTCTAAATACTTAGAAAAGGAGCTAAGAAAATATGAACCAATTACCGACTGAATACCAACAGTTTATACACTTGAGTAGATACGCAAGGCATCTTCCTGATAAACAACGCAGGGAGACTTGGGAAGAAACTGTGGATAGGTACATATCTTTTTTTACCGAGAGATTTGATAACGAATTTGATTTATCTGAAGTAAAGAAAGCTATACTAAATCTAGAAGTTATGCCCTCTATGAGGTGTTTAATGACTGCTGGCAAAGCACTGGAGAGAGATAATGTAGCTGGATTTAATTGTAGCTATTTACCAATAGATAGCCAACGATCATTTGATGAAATAATGTATATCTTAATGTGTGGTACTGGGGTAGGATTCAGTGTAGAGAGACAATTTATAAATCAATTGCCCCAAGTATCTGAAGAGGTGCATAATACTAATACTGTAATACACGTAACTGACTCAAAATTAGGATGGTCTAGCGCTTACAGAGAGCTTATATCCCTGCTTTATTCTGGCAGGATACCCTCGTGGGACGTTTCAAAAGTTCGTCCTGCTGGAGCGAGATTAAAGACCTTTGGTGGGCGTTCCTCAGGGCCAGCTCCATTGGAAGATTTATTTAAGTTTACTGTGGACACTTTCATTAATGCTAAGGGTAGGAAACTTACAAGCATAGAGTGCCATGATATATGTTGTAAAGTGGGTGATATAGTCGTAGTTGGGGGAGTGAGGAGATCAGCGCTGATATCTTTATCTAATCTCAGTGATGACAGAATGAGAATAGCTAAGTCTGGTAATTGGTGGGAGCTCAACGGACAAAGGGCGTTAGCTAATAATTCTGCCTGTTACACTGAGACCCCCGATATGGCTCAATTTATGTCTGAATGGCAAGCATTATATCTGAGTCACTCAGGAGAACGTGGTATCTTTAACAGAACAGCAGCTAGGAAGTTCTCTCCTGAACGTAGGGATACTGATTGGGAATTTGGTACTAACCCGTGCTCTGAGATTGTGCTTAGACCTAATCAATTTTGTAACTTATCTGAGGTAATAGTAAGACCTAAAGATACGCTAAAAGATTTGAAGAGAAAGGTAGAGATTGCTACTATAATAGGCACAATGCAGGCCACCCTAACTGACTTCAGATATTTAAGATCTTCTTGGAAAAAGAATACTGATGAAGAAGCATTGCTTGGAGTATCATTGACGGGCATAATGGACCATCAAACTCTTAGTACTTGTAAAGACATAACTAAAAAATGGCTACGGGAGATGAAAGATGTGGCAATCAACACTAATGAAACTTGGGCGGGTAAGCTCGGTATTAATCCAAGTACTGCAATTACTTGTGTTAAGCCTAGTGGTACTGTTAGTCAGCTTACCAATACTGCTAGTGGTATACACCCTCGTCATAATCAATACTATATACGAACAGTGCGTCAAGATAATAAAGACCCTCTGACTTCCTTTATGAAGGAATGTGGATTTCCTTGGGAACCCGCATTTGGTAAGGAAGATTCAACAACTATATTTTCTTTTGGATGTAAGAGTCCTAAGGGGGCTATTACTAGAAACCAGAAAACAGCTATAGAGCAGTTGCAACATTGGCTTGTGTACCAAGAGAATTGGTGTGAGCATAAACCATCTATTACTGCTTATGTCAGAGAGCATGAGTGGATGAAAGTTGGGGCTTGGGTATATGAGCATTTCGATGCTATAAGTGGCATATCTTTTCTACCTTACGATGGTGGAACCTATAAACAAGCACCATACACTGACTGCACCAAAGAAGAATACGAGGAAGCGTTAAGGGTTACTCCCAGTGCGGATTGGTCATTCTTAGTTGAAGAAGAGGACAACACAAGTAGTTCCCAACAACTAGCCTGCACAGGAAGCTCGTGTGAGATATAAATGAGAAGTTTTATTGAAAGTTTAATTGATGTTGGTTCTGGTTTTTTCTTAGCAGTTGTTGTCCAATTATATATCTTCCCTATATTTGGATTTCACCCAACAATCTTTGACAGTATGGGGATTGCATTAATAATGACTTGTGTTTCTATTACCAGGTCTTGGTTGTGGAGATTACTTTTTAAAAAATATGAGGGAGTAAGATATGAATCCAGATAACATAAAAGATCCAAAGCACTACGCTATGTGGAAAATAGAACCTGTACAATTTATGATGGAAAATGAGATACCTTACGTAGAAGGTAACGTAATAAAATACATAATGAGATGGAGATATAAGGGTGGGTTAGAAGATTTACATAAAGCTCAGGAGTACTTAAATATATTAATTAAGAATGAGTTGGAGAACAGTAGTGATCAGTTACGTAATTAAAATCAAGGGTAAATGGGAAAAATTTTATGAAATAATTGGAACTATTACTACAGTACTTGGGGTATTCTTGATATCAGAAGGATATTATATACAGGGATTTTTAATAAATGGATTTAGTGATATAATATGGGGTTGGTGGGGCTTTCTAAAGAAAGCACATTACTTAATAGTTTTACAAATATTATTATTTATACTTATGATGAATGGAGTATATAACAACCTATGAAAAACAGAAAATTTAAAAAGTATCAATTGGTACTAATTGAGTGGTATGACCACGCTGGTGAGGGGGGTTGGGTTGAAATGAAAGACCTTGAGGAAGAACCAATACTCGCTAAGACTGTTGGGTGGTTAGTAAAAGAGGACAAGTTAAGATATCATGTAATGAATACATTAACTAATGAT